TCTACATCTAAAGACCGCCAAAACGTTGGAAACGTAGAACAGAAATGTGTGTCTCCGATATCTATTAAAGATAAGAATTCTATAAAATAATCTTGATCTATAGAAACTGCTGCTGAAATAGCATGCACAGCTGTTTCGAGATCAAAGACCCAGTCAAATTCTTGTGATATAAGTGTGTAGATAGCTTGTCTCATATAACCTCTCTTATCTTTCGACTGTAGAGAATCCCATAATTCTTTAAAACACGGTTCATTAATATAATCTGAGGTGAAACCTCTTTCCGGCCAGTGAAAACCATAATTTTCACTAACTACTTTAATCTGGGTATCCAAGGTAACATGCAGTTCTGAAACATATTGTTTAAACCTCTTCATTGAAAGCTCTATATCCTTTAAACATATTTCTTGTATATCTGAGAAATCATATACTGTACCTGAGTACTCTACCTTTGCAGGTGAATACTCATGAAATTCTAATATATCAGGGGTTAATGTACTACTAAGATCTGTACCACAAGGAAGTTTCGAAGCATCCAACATACGTCCCATAGGTGGGCACATAGAAGTAGCTTCCGTAACGTAAGGTTTCTTAGGACAAACTACATAAGTCCTTTTCATCCTCCTATATAATGCTTCTGAGGATATAATAGATTCAGGATTAAAAGTAGGCAAATTGCTATTACCTATTACGAAGCTAGAACCAAAGCGTGAGCAGGCTTTTTGTTCTAAATCTGCCATGTGCAATTGATACGGAAATATGTTCATTGCTCTTATCCAATTCATATATTCATTGTCTGCATTTCCAACAACATCTCTAGCTTGTCCAAAATCATCAAAGATACATATAACACTATCAGCATTATAACCATCCCAGTATACATTTTCAGATTGCCTGTTGTGTACGAATCTGTTGGGATCTTCTCTTAATTGACTGTGCTTACTTTCAGGCAAGAGGTGTGGGAGTAAGAAGTTTGACAAATGTTGCATGGCATAAGATTTCCCTACACCTGGAGGGCCGAGGAACATAATAGCGCAAGGTTCAGGCCTTAAGCCTGAGAAATGGAGGTTTCTGGAGCTCATTTGAGAACGAAGATCAGACAAGAACTTCATACACCCGGTCATTGTGACCCTAAAACTAGACAACTCCTTGTTGTTAGGCATCAATTTAAGTAATTTTGATGCATTCTCCCACAAATCGTCCAGGAGCATGGAATTTTCTATATTATAGACAAAGTCTTTGGCGTTCACTTTGCCTTGAATTTTGAATACAGTATCAATAAACTCATTGAGTTCATCATTGTGACTATCTATAAATCTTATAGGAGACTCTTCCAAAATTTCCATACGGAAATAATTAACCAGTTTTTCAACACACTCTAACGACCATTGAGCTATGTCGAAGAAAGACTTTGACAATTTACTATAGTTACTAAATATTCTAACTCCTTCATTCAATATCCTGCCTATAGGGGCAGAACCCGTAATATAAGTACTCAAAAGTACAACAAAAGCATTAGTAAAGTCTTGTATGGTACTAGAACCAATTTGTGCAACCAACTCAGGTTGCTTGTAGAAAGAAATAATGTACTCTATAGTGTTGTTCAACATAGATTTTATATCTTCATAGTGTGTATAACAAAGATAACAAGTAAAACTAGATAAGACTAGAATACTGGCATTTGACGCATTTCTACAATGATATGAAAAGACTGCGAACAAGAGTATGGCGCTCCCAATTGCTGGAACATTGGGATTTATTTTTACGTTCACATCTGTCATACTCGGGAATGAGCTAGACAATTCCGAAAATAGAGACATGAGCTCAGGCTTATCTGCTAGATTCATATCTACTTTTATTTTAGACATAATCTCTGAAAAAGAATTCAATGTATCATCACTAACCTGCAATGAAAGAGGGACTCCTCTTTCTATAACTTCATTGAACTTATCAGCTATCTCCGCTGTCTTTGTATCTAATGAAATGTCCCAAAGTCCTTGAGCTATAAGTTTAAATTCTTTGGGTTTCTCAATTAGAAAAATTACATCTTTTCCTGATACAGTTAATGAAGGTGCAGCCTTCCATAAGGCTTGCAGTTTTCTAAACATATTGTAATTAATTATTTGGTAAGTAGTTACTCCCTTACTTTCTTCAACAATCTTGTAACTATAATTGTAATATTCCAACTTACTCAGATCTTTATGGCAAACATAAGTATCTAAAGCTTGAATGCTAGAAGTATTAAAATGATCGTACAATGGATGACCTAAGTCTAATGGATAAAGATCCCATTCCAAGTCTCTTAATAAACAACGTCTAAAGGTGGATAAAAGTATATTGCTCCAAAACCTT